TATATTTATAATATCAAATGGAACGAATATAATAAAAAATTTATTAATAAATTAAATTATATTTTTAATATTGACTATATTAATATATTTTTACAACAACAACATTCATTCTTATCTTCTTTAAATACACGAGAATTATATAATATTAAATATTATACTTTTCATGGTGATATATATCTTAATGCGTTTATTCAAGGCACATTTTCAATAGATACTATTAAAAATTATAGTGGTAATTTAGTATCACATGAAAATGATTTATGTTATTTTTTTTATCAATTAAAAGATTATTTCAAAAAATATAAATATAATGATATTATTATTGATATTCATGATAATAAATCTTTTATTAATTTTATTAAAGAGGAATGTTTAAATTTTGATATTAGTATATATAATTATATATTTAATAAATATTTAATGGAAATGAAAAATATTTTTAAGAAAGCACCTAAAACTACTCAAAAATTAATTTTATATAGAGGTATTTCTTCCGATTATATTACTTCAAAACTTAAAAAAAATTTTTATAAAAATACACAATTTATTTCTACATCTCTATTTATTGAAAATGCCATAAATTATGCTACTAGTAAAAATAAATATATATTAAAAATTAATGTTAATATAGGATTACCTATTATTTTTGTTGAAGGTATAACATTGGCAGAAAAAGATTTCGAAGTTATTATTCCTATTAATTCTATTTTCCTATTAAAAAAAAGTGCTAAAAAAGTACATTTTTATAAAAAAAAAGATAATATTATCTGTCCTGATGAAGATACAACACCTTTAAATATTATCGAATTATCATATATTTATTAAATTTATTTAAAATTAATTCAATTATATTATTTATATGAATTATACTATCGGCATCCCCAAGGAAATTAAAATTAATGAATCAAGAGTTGCTCTTATTCCAGAAGATGTCAAAAAATTAACTGATTTAAATATTAAAGTTTTTATCGAAAAAAACGCCGGTCTCTGTGCTATTTTTAATGACGAAGATTATCTAAATGCCGGTGCTATTATCTGTAATACAGCAAAAGAAATTTATGATAATTCTATTATAATCGTTAAAGTTAAAGAATTATTAAAAGAAGAAATTGTTTATATTAATGATAAACATATTATTTTAACATTCTTTCATTTTGCCAGTACTCCAACTCTTCTTAATGATATTATTAATACAAATTCTATTTGTATTGCCTATGAAACTATTCAAAAAGATGATGGTACATATCCTATTTTAGCACCTATGTCTATTATCGCAGGCGAACATTCAATTATTAATGCTAATGTTTTTATTAAAAATTTTAGAGGATATGATAGAGATTATAGTGATGATATTATTACTATTATTGGTGTCGGTAATGTTGGTAAAGCAAGTGCTTATAAAGCAAAAGAATTAGGATATAAAAATATTAATCTTATTGATAAAGATTATAATAAATTAGAAAAATTTATTATTGATGGTTTTTCTATTTTTGAAATGAATGAAACTAATTTAATTAATTTATTAAAAATTTCCACTATTGTTATCGGTTCTATTTATAATTCTGGCGAAAAAGCTAAAAAATTAATTACTAATGATATGTTGGATTTAATGATGGAAAAATCTATTATTATGGATGTTGCCATAGACCAAGGTGGTATTACCGAACAATCTATTATTAGAAATATATTTGACCCTATTATTAAATATAATAATGCTAATATCTATTGTGTCTCTAATATCCCTAGTGTCGTTCCACATAAAGCTTCGAAAGAATTATCAAAAGTAATTTATCCATATATTTATGATATTATTACTGATATGGATATTGAAAAAACAATTAATAGAAATGAAGAATTAAAGAGAGGTGTTAATATCTATAAAGGCAATATTTGGAATTTTAATTTACTTAGATAGATTTTTGAAAAAAATCTTTTTTATTTATTATATACGGTTTTTTATTTATTACTTTCCCACCTTTTGGTAATGATTTTAATAAAAAGTTATTTCCATTTATTTTTATATTACTTATATATTCCGGTATTGTTAATATATAATCTATTATGAATTTCTTACTTAATTTCATTTTAAAATAATAAAAATTTAATAAATATTTATAAAAATTTAATGCTATCTGTTGTAATTCATCATTTGAACCCATATCTTTATTTTCATTATAACCTGCTTTATGTAATTTATATGATATATATCCTCTAATTAATAACATAAAATCATTTGATAATGTCGGATCTAAATTTTGAGTATTTATTATTTGTATTCCATAATCTATATCAAATGATAAATCAAAATCCCATATTACCCATAAAAATCCTAAATTCTCTAAATAATAATCTACACCAAATATATTATAATGGAAATATCCTCCAGCTTTCACTTTATGATATAAAAAATTTCCAGCATGAGTATCTTTATGAATTCTATTTGTATGATAATTAAAAAATATTATTGATATTATTTGTTGTATTAAACCATTTATTAAATATTTCGCATTATTCCCATAAGTTCTAAAAAAACTATATAAATCTCCATTTGCTAATTCATTAAATGTCGTTATTATATCATTCCCTATATTTTTTTGTAATAGTTTCGGAAAATTTACATAATTTTGTGATTGTGATTTATCATCCATATTTGATTTTATAAAACTATCTTCCGCATCTAATGAAAATATATTACATTTTTTATATCCATAAAATATTGGATAATGCGGACATAAATCCATTCTAACTAATTTCGTTAATTTATTTAATAATATCAATTCTACTGATGTTTTCGCTAATTTATATTCATATACCTTTGAAGCAAATGTAAATAATTTCTTTTCATTTTCTCTAAATTCACTTAAATATACTATACCATAAACACTATCTGAACCAATTCTTTTCTTTAATATTATTCTATTCCCTATTCTATATGAATATGAACCATCACTATTTTTCTTATATATTTTTAAACATCCTATTTTTTTATCTTTTAACTCTCTTTTCATCATAATATAATATCTATTTCTTCTATATATATCAACACTAACTCTATTTATAAATGGCGATAATGCCTTTTTTGCTTTCTTAATTGCGTCTATTTTTTTATTTAAAGAAAGTGATTTTAATGCCTTTTCTTTTAATGCCTTCTTTTCTTTTAATGCCTTCTTTTCTTTTACGCATTTATTTGTTTCTGGATTTCTTATTTTGGGTTTTTCACACTTTTTTAATATTTTACCATTTATTAATTCATATAATTTAAGAATATTTTTATCTTTTTGTTTAAATAATATTTCTATCCCTTTTTTTGTATCCTTTTTTATACATCTATTCGTTTCAGGATTTATAATTTGATTTTCTTTACAATTTTTATTTTTCATTCTTATTTATAATAATTAAAAAAAATAAATCATCATATACCAATTTATTTATTTTTCGTAAATGAATTAAATTCTATTTTATTTTTATTATCTTTAAAAAAATCTTCTTTTATTATCGTATAAGGATTTTTATTTATTATTTTTCTTCTATTTGGTAATGTTTTTAATAATATTGGATTTTTTTTATATTTTATCTCACTTAATATTTCTGGTAATTTATATATATATTCTCTAAATTTATCAACAGTTTCTATATTATAATATTTATTAGATGTTGTAATATATTCTTTAATATATTTAAATAATTCAATATTTGTATCTATCGGTAAATCTTTATTATATCCATTACCATATAATTTTCTAGATAAATAACATTGCTTTAAACTATCATAATCATTTATTATTTTTTTATTAGCATTATAATTATGTATTGCTGTTAATATATTTACTGAATATTCAAAATCCCATAATACCCATAAATATCCTAAATTTTCCAAATAATAATCTACGCCAAATATATTATAATGAAAATATCCACCTTTATTTATTTTATGATATAAAAATGTTCTATAATATATATTATTATGAACTTCATTTGTATAATAATTATAAAACATTATTGATAATATTTGTTGTGCGAAAGCATTTAATAATAATTTAGTATCATTTCCAAATATTGAAAAAAAATATTTTAAATCTCCATTTGCTAATTCATTAAATACTGTTATAAATTTATCTGATTTATTTTTATTTATTACCTTTGGATATTTATATGATAATTGTGATTCTAATATATCATCTGATTTTGATTTCTTAAAACTATCATAATCATCTTTAATAATATAATGATAACATATAACATTACCATAATACATTGGAAAATGCGGACATAAATCCTTTCTAACTATTTTCGTTAATTCATTTGCAGTTTTTATTTCAGTATATGTTTTAAATCCCTTATGTTTATAAATCTTTGAAGAAAATGTAAATACCTTCTTTGCTTTTTCTCTAAATTCACTTATAAATGATACACCGTATTTATTATCAACACCTAATCTTTTTTTTAATATTATTCTATTACCTATTCTATAAGAATAAGAACCATCATTATTTTTTTTATATATTCTTACACATCCTGTTTTTTTATTTTTTAACTCTCTTTTCATTAACATATAATATTTATTTCTTCTATATATTTCAGCACTAACTCTATTTATAAATGGTGATAATGCTTTTCTTACTTTCTTAATTGCTTTTATTTTTTCATCTAATTTTTTTCCCTTTAATTGTTTATATTCTTTTATTGGATTTTTAGAATTATTTCTATTTAAATAATCTATTGTTGGCATTTTAGAAATAATTTTTTTATTTAATTCTTTTTTTTCATCAAGTTTTTTTAATAATTCTTTTCCTATTTTTCCCGTTTTTGAAACGCATTTATTCGTTTTAGGATTTAATATTTTATCCTTTTCACATTCCTTTTTTTCATCAAGTTTTTTTAATAATTCTTTTCCTATTTTTCCAGTTTTTGAAACGCATTTATTCGTTTTAGGATTTAATATTTTATCATTTTCACATTCTTTATTCATAATTACTATTTATTATACTTATTTATTTTTTAAAAATATTGTTGATATTTTAGATTTTATTTTTTTGAAAAAATCCATTGTCGGCATTTTAGATTTTAATTTTTCAAAAAAATTAATTTTTCTTTTTTTAGGTTCTATATTTATTGGTTCCAAATTTAATTTTTCTTTTGGTATAGGAACTTTTTTTATAGGTGATGAATTAAATCTCTTTTTATTTTTTTTTACTAATCTTTTTATTGATAATGATTTTATTTTTATCAATGAATTCTTTTTAAATTCATTAATATAATTATCATATGTTTTTTTATATGGTGTAAAAGGACATTTCGGCGTTCCTAAATCATAATTAATTATATTTTGACAATTATTAATTACTGGTATTATTTTATTTTTAATTTCATTATTATTTAATACATAACCACTATATATATCTGTTATAGTTGATACTTTATCTGCCAATTTATGATCAAAATATATTAAATATTTATCATTATATTCTTTTGGATATTTAAAACTATTTAATACATCTATTTCTTTTAATGTCAATATATTATTTATTAATGGAGGTTTTATCACTTTCTCATTAATTATTAATCTACATTTTTGAAATAAAGTTTTATTTTTATTAAAATTATATTTTACATAATTTAAACCTATATCCGTTATATACGAACATAATAAATAGAAATTCATATATAACATATAATTATTATTTATTAAACTTATTTCATAACCCATCTGACTTCCACTATATATACAATCATCTACTAATACTATATAATCTCCATCTTTATTATTATTTAAATTTTCTATTAATATTAATGTATAATCTTTATGATAAAAATTTATATAATCTTTTATATATAAATAAATCCAATAATTTGATTTATTTTTAAAATTTTTATTTATATAAAAATATATAATTTTTATATCTTTCGTTATTAATATTAAATGATTAATATTTTTTGTTAAATTTTTTATAAAAGTCTCAAATGATACATATAAAGTATTATTAAATATTTTCCTTAATATAGGTCTCGTATTCTCTTTACACGCATTTATATATTTTTCAACTTGAATTTTATTTAAAGAATGATTTAATGGAAAATTAATAACTGTTTTAAATTTTTCATTTGATGACGATATTATTTTATAAATTACATAAGTATTATATTTTTTATAAGTAATTATAATTTTAATATTATTAATTTCTATTATACATATCGAATTTGTATTATTTATTATTTTATAATTATTTAATCCTAAACTTATTATTGAACTTATTAATTTTTTAAAATTATCATCGAATTTTTTAATATCTACTTTTATTTTAATTATATCATTTATATTTGATTTAATTATCTTATTTATTTCATTATATATTAATATATTTATATTTTCATCATTATCAATTATTAAATGATCTTTTTTAAATTTAAGTTTTTCCTTTAATAACTCCTTCCCTATTTTACTAGTTCTCGAAACATATTTATTTGTCTTAGGATTTAATATTTTATCCGTTTTTGATACATTTTCTTCATTAAGTTTTTTTAATAACTCTTTCCCTATTTTACTAGTTCTCGAAACATATTTATTTGTTTTAGGATTTAATATTTTATCCTTTTCACATTCCTTTTTTTCATCAAGTTTTTTTAATAA